GCGGTACTCGCCCACCGCGAACTTTGGATCGCAGGCTTTTGAGTGCTACATGAGCTTGGGCGCTTTTGGCACCTCCGCTTTGTTCATAGACGAAGTGCCGGGTGTGACCTTGCGCTATCGAGCGATCCCGCTCTCTGAGCTTGTTATTGATCTCGATCACGTTGGCCGCGTCGATACCGTTTACCGCTCGTTCCAGCTTTCTGCTCGCCAAGCGATGCAGATCCCGGGATGGGCTGACAAATTGCCGCGGGGAATCGTAGAACAAGCTAAGAGCGCGCCGAACACGATGTTCGAGTTCGTGCATTGCGTTCGCCCGAACTACGACTACAAGGAAGGCATGGCCGGCGCTGACGGGATGAAGTACGTCTCGCGCTATGTCTCTCGAGAGGGGCAGGTGCTGCTCGAGGATAGCGGCTATCGGGTGATGCCGTATGCGGTCGGTCGGTACGTTACCGGGCCGCGTGAGATTTATGGGCGGTCTCCGGCGATGGAGGCTCTTGCTGACATCAAGTCGCTGCAAGAGATGGAAAAGACCATGCTTCGGATGGCGCACCGCATGGTTGACCCGCCGCTCATCCTGACCGAGGAGGGGGCGTTAAACGCCTTCTCCGTGCGTCCTAACGCATTGAACTACGGCTATCTGCGAGACGACGGTACGCCGCTCGTGCAGCCTTTGATGACTGGCGGCAATCTGCCGATCGGCATCGAGATGGCAGACCAAAAGCGCAAGGCCGTGAACGACTCGTTCTTGGTCACATTGTTCCAGATTTTGGTTGAAGAGCCTCGAGCCATGACAGCGACCGAAGTGCTCCAGCGCGCACAGGAAAAGGGCGCTTTGCTCGGGCCGACGATGGGTCGCCAGCAGTCGGAGTTCTTGGGGCCGGTTATCGATCGCGAGCTCGATCTGCTGTCGGCGAGCTTTTCGCTGCCGGAGCCGCCGCCTGTGCTGCTCGAGTACCTATCCTCGGGCGGCGAGATCCTGCCGAAATATCAGGGGCCGCTTGCTCGGTTGATGAAAACCGAAGAGGCTGCCGGCATCCTGCGCACGATCGAGGCCATGCTTCCGGTTGCGCAAGTCTCTGGCGATATGTCAGTCCTGCGCCGCATTAACGCAGACGAGGCGATCAAGCTCATCGCCGAAGCCAACGGTGTGCCTGCCAAGGCGTTGCGCACCGACGAGGAGCTCGAGGAGATGGATGCTGCCGACGCTCAAGCGCAGCAGACGGAAGCCCTGTTGGCCGCGGCTCCGATCGCTGGGCAGGCCGCAGAACGATTTGCCAAGGCCGAACAGATCGCGGCATCGGCTCCGCGTAGAGCAGTTCCGGGAGTTTGACGATGGATGCGCAGATGCTTTTCAACGTACTGGTCGGCGTGTCCGGTTTCTTGGGCGGGTGGATTCTGAATAATATCAGCCGCTCGATTAATCAGCTCGATCGGGATGTGCGCAATATGCCGCACGTTTACGTCACCAAAGCCGACTACCGGGACGACATCCATCACATTCGCCGGACGCTGGATGACATTTTTAACCTGATCAACCAGCTCAACACGACCAAAGCGGATAAGTAAAATGGAGTTGTTTGAGATCTTCACCCGTGCATGGCCGGTGATTCTCGCGCTCATTACGCTGATCATCGTTCTGTCAAAGCTGGATCTTCGAGTGGCCGTGCTCGAGGATAAGATCAAGACCCTATTTGACCTGATCAACAAGAGGCCGCCGCAATGATGACAATGCTTTCTACGTTCCTGTCATTTCTCGCTGGCGGCCTGCCAAAGATCCTCGAGTTCTTCCAAGATCGGCAGGACAAGTCGCACGAGCTCGCCATCCTGCGTATGCAAAAGGAGCGGGAACTCGAGTTGGCTGCCAAGGGCTTTGCCTCGCAGGAAAAGATCGAGGAGATCAAGACTGAGCAAGTGCTGGCCCAGACTTATGCCGAGGAACGGGTCGCGCTGTACAAGCACGACGAGGCAATCGGCAAGGGTGCCAGCCAATGGATCATCAATCTGCGCGCCAGCGTCAGACCTGTTGTAACTTATATCTTTGTGCTGGAACTTGTTGTTTTGAATGCAACTGGTGTATGGTACGCATATAGCACCGGCATCCCTTTTGCCGTGGCTATGGATAACGTCTTTGGCGAAGATGAAATGTTGATTCTGTCCAGCATCATTGCTTTTTGGTTCGGGACACAGGCATTTAGCAAAAGATGAACACAAGCGAGCAGGCGCTCGCGTCGATTAAGAAACACGAAGGTGTGCGCCTGCGACCGTATTTATGCCCTGCCAAGCTCTGGACGGTGGGCGTCGGCCATATGCTCTATCCCGAGCAGGCTCGTTTGCCGGTGGTGCGTACCGCCGATAATGGCAATTTCCCTCTGCGCCGGGACTATCCGCTAAAACAAGAGGACGACCGTGTCTGGGACATTGACGAAGTGGATGCTCTACTTGCTCAAGACCTTAAACGGTTTGAGTCGGGCGTGGCCCGATATTGCGCTATTGATCCTGATCGTCAAGGCCAGTTCGATGCCTTGGTAAGCTTTGCCTTCAACGTCGGTCTCGGCAATCTCCAGCGTTCGACGCTGCGCATGAAACACAATCGCGGCGACCATTGGGGCGCTGCATCGGAGTTCATGAAATGGACAAAAGCCGCGGGAAAGGTTCTGCCCGGTCTGGTAAGCCGAAGGCAGGACGAAGCAAGGATGTATCTGTCCCCGTAATCCAGATGTATGACGGGGTTTGGTACCGAGTTAAAGGTTATACCTTCACCGAGTGCTGCGATTGCGCCTTGACTCACAAGGAGCAGTATCGGCTCGTTGATGGGCATTTGGAATGGACAGCGGTGCGCGATGACGAGCGCACCGAAGAGCGCCGAAAGGAACTCGGCATCAAAGTAACTAGAAAGAGGTGATGCTGTGGTAGCCGCCAAGGCGACTGATGATCAGATCATTGCGACGCTGCAAAAATACAAGGGCATTCGTGCCAATGTAGCTTTAGAGCTTGGTATGAACGAGCGCACTCTTTTACAGAGATTAAATCGCATGAGAAAGCGCGGATACGATATCCCGATCTCGACGTATCAACCGGGCAGGCAGATCCCGAACGAGGAGGCGTTTGAATTCACGCCGATACCGGATGATGACGTATCGATCGACGAGCTCATCGAGCAGCGCAAAAGAAAATTCCAGCACAAGCGCGAGCACGAGGAAGCGAGCAAGCTCATTCCAATTCGCATCAAGATCCCGGGGCCGATTGGTCTGCTGCATTTTGGCGATCCGCACGTTGATGATGACGGCACGGACATCGAGGCGCTCGAGCGTCACACAGAGCTGTGTCGCAAGGTTGAGGGGCTGTTCGCCTGCAACGTCGGGGATAGCCTCAATAACTGGGTTGGCCGTCTCGCTCGGCTTTATGGCGAACAGGCGACCTCTGCTGCGCAGGCATGGAAGCTGGCTGAATGGTTTGTCGATCGCTGCCGCTGGCTCTATATGCTGGCCGGCAACCATGATCTGTGGTCTGGAGCAGGAGATCCGCTCAAGTGGATCGCAAGGCAGCAAAATTCAAACTACAAAGCCAGCGAGGCCCGCATCGCCTTGAAATTTCCGAATGGCGCAGAGGTGCGTGTCAATGCTCGCCACGATCACAGCGGCTCGTCGGTGTGGAATCCAGCCCACGGGCCGATGAAAGCCGCGATGCTCGGCACTCGAGATCACATCTACGTCGCCGGCCATAAGCACGAGAGCGCCTACTCGGTGCTGAAAGATCCGATCAACGGAATCACGATGCATCTGCTGAAAGTCGCTAGTTACAAGGTCTACGACCGATACGCAAAGGAAAAGGGGTTCCGCGATAACGCGCTCTCGCCTTGTGCGCTGACAACGATCAACCCGCTGCTGCCACCGAGTCATCCAGACATGATCAAAATTTTCTGGGAACCAGAGGAAGGCGCTGAATATCTCACTTGGTTGAGGAATCGCTGATGCCCAGCATGGTTGCTGTGATGCGCGCTCGAGTCGCTCGAGTGCTGTTCCGATCTCGCGCCTACAAGCGAGCCCTGATCGATGGCAAGACGAACCAGTTATCGCAAGACGGGCAGATCATCCTCGCCCATCTGAAACGATTCTCCCGCTACGGGAAACCGCCTGTCGCCGTGGATAAGTCCGGCGCGACAGATATGTTTGAGGTTGGCCGCATGGTCGGTCGCCAAGAAACGGTGCAGCTCATTGTCGAGGCGCTGCAACTGGACGAAAAGACCTTGACCAATCTACAAGAGGAATTCATCGATGAGTGACGATCAAGGGTCTGCGGAAGCAGGCAACCCGACTGCTCCGGCAGCGGCTCCCGCGTGGTACGCGCCGGAAGGGATCGACCAAGGAACGGCAAGCCAGCTTGGAGAGCTGGTCAAGGCCAAAGGATGGAAGGGGCCGGCCGACGCCCTGCTGTCCTATCAGAATCTCGAGAAGGTGTTCGGCGCTGACAAGGCTGGACGCACGATTCTCGCCCCGAAGTCGGATGACGACGCCGAAGGCTGGAGTGCCGTCTATAACCGCCTAGGACGCCCGGAGAGCGCCGACAAGTACGAGTTGCCAGTACCGGAAGGGGATGACGGTTCGTTCGCTCAGGCTGTCGCTCCCGTGCTTCACGATCTGGGGCTGACCAATAAGCAAGCCAAGGGGCTCGCTGAGTGGTGGAATCAAACGTCCACGCAGCGGATAGAGATGGAGCGTGAGTCATTCTTGAGCAAGTCCGAGGAGGATTTCTCGGCGTTGCGTCGGGAGTGGGGTGCCGCGGCTGACCAAAACATCGAACTCGCTAAACGCGCTGTCGGCAAGTTTGGCGCAGATGCTGGGCTAGACGCTGACGGGCTCGAGCGGCTGGAGCAGGCGATCGGCACCGGGCCGATGATCAAGCTGTTCCATGCGATCGGTTCGTCGTTTGCTGAAGGGTCGTTTGTCGGATCTGAGGCCCAGTCTGGTGGCGCGCTGACTCCGCAGGCAGCGAAGAACAAGATTGATTCTCTTGGCGCTGATCGGGAGTTCATGGCTCGTTACATGAATCGTGACGATAAGGTTCGTCAAGTGGCGATTGAGGAGATGATGCGATTGCAGCGGATGGCTAACCCAGAGCTGTTTACAGAGTAGTTGCTAGTGTGATACGCGCGAGGTACTATCCTCGGCGTATTCTCCTGTGAGAGCTAGCCTTGAGACCCGGGAGAAATCTCGGGTCTCTTTTTTTGCGCATAGGAAAGGGCAAGCCGTAAGGCCCCAGCTGACAGTCGGAAAGACGACCGATCGGTGAGAGCGTATCTCACAAGGATTCTGGCCCCGGTAACGGACAAGCCATCCGAGAAACACTACATATTTAGTTTTTTTGGAGGGCTATCATGGCCGACAATATTGCATCAGTTTATGCCGTACAGTACGGCACTAACATCTCGCTGCTTTTGCAGCAAAAGGGCTCCAAGCTGCGCACTTCTGTGCAGACTGGTTCATACAAGGGTAAGGCGTCTGAAGTCGTCACGCAGTACGGTGCTACCGCTGCTCGTGCGGTTTCGACCCGCTATTCG